AAACCCTACTAAAATGCTTCCAGTAGAACCAGTGGCTAAATTTGTACTTGATAAAAAAGATGCACCAGCAGTATCAGATATAGCTAACGTACTAGTTACAAAATCTGAGCTACCTACAACAGTGTCTAGTACTATATTATAGTGAATTAGATATTGATTACTTAATGCTGTAGTAAATGACGGTGATTCATATACACGAGTGGGAGTTGTAGGTAAAAATCCAGTGTTACCTAAATATAGTTTACTATACGGACCAGTATTACCAGTTATATAACTTATACTGAGTCCTGTAGGACCAGTAGCTCCCGCAGGCCCAGTGTTTCCTGTATGACCAGTAGCTCCTGTAGGCCCAGTGTTTCCTGTATTTCCCGTAGCTCCCGTGTTTCCTGTAGCTCCAGTGTTTCCTGTATGACCAGTAGCTCCAGTATTTCCCGTAGCTCCCGTAGGTCCAGGTCTTTTAATGAGCGAATAAATAGGTCCAGTTTGTCCTGGTGAAAACGCATTATTTTGTTGAGCAATTAAATCAAATGTGTCATCTTCAGGTGCACCGGTCGGTGCAAGGTGCCACCCACCGACTGCTCCGAGTGTTGCTTGTACGGGTCCAACATTAATGAACGATACGGATAAACCCGTATCAAAATATGCTATTGCGCTATTATCAATACCCAGTTGAGCTGTGCCTGCAACACCATTGATATTAATCGTTCCAGGTCCAACGTTTAGCGAGTTCCACCAAAACTCCGCATTTCCTAGTGCATATTGATCATTAGTTCCGGGTAACAAATCACCATAAAGTTTCACTTCATTTAAACTTTTATAAAAAGCGCTATCAGAAGCAGTTCTTTTTGAATTTTTATATAGTGTTAAATGTCGATCGTCTATAATATCCTTAATGATGCCAATACTTTTATATTCATTTGGATAGCCAGCTAGGATTAAATCTTGGTCAATGACTAATTCTGTTAAAAACAATGTGTCAATATCCCCCGTTATGCCTGTGTTACCTGTATCACAATATAATAACCCTGTACCCGTCATACCTGCTGTATTATTTTTTGTATAAGTAAAAGCCGTATCACCCAAGAAACCGCCTACCCCGTCACTATATTGAACTAGTCCAGTAGGACCAAATGAAGTTGCACCGCCTGGTATACCTTGATCGCCTTTAGGTCCTCAAACCAGTTGCTCCAGTAGATCCAGTATAACCAACTCCTCCGGTCCCATTTTTTAAACAACACATAGATAAACCTGAATCAAATTGATTTTTTGTAGTAAATGATTTAATAGAAAAACTACTCATTTATAATAAGTTATATTTATAACTATTTTTAGGATTTAATTACAATGCTAATATTTCTGTTTACTATGGTTATTTAACACACTGAAAAAACTATTTTATATAAAATAGTTTTTTAAATAGTATAGTTTAATATAAATGAGTCATATTAATTTAGATCAAATAATACCTCACTGTATCTATCATTATATTGATATGAATACAAATACATATCATGGTTATATAGGAGAACCATCTATAGTTAACAAAAATGGTAATATAATATATAAATGTTTAAACAATACTAACGGAAATGGGTATGATGATAGATGGATATTATATGGATCATTTTTTGCAGTATCACCTATGGTAAGACCTATTCCAAGAGGATTAAAATTAATAAATGCTAATAAAGCAGGAAAATATCCATATAACACAGAATCTGTAAAATATTCATATGATGCATTTAATGTTGAACCAAATTCTGTTAGTTTTTTAACTTGGACTAAACCAGTGCAAGGAACAGTTCCTTTATATATACATATTACACCAAGCGGAGGAGTTTATCCAAGTTTTGATAAAAATCCTCCTCAAACAGAAGGATGGACTAAAGATATTATTTCTCCTATTTATGTTTTAGTAGATCCAAATAACTATGTAGGAGAATCAGCTAATTTATTTCAATATGAAAGAGATAAAAATAACATAATTCAATTTAAATTTAAACAAAATCAAGGAAGATGCATACCAGATCCAACAGGAATATCTATAAATCAATGTTTTTTATTAACAGATGAAATGGATGAATTACTTTCAGATGTTCAACCTAAAAGTTTATTACAAATGGTAAAAAAAGAACAAAAAAAACAAAGTATTGAAAGTTTTTTTAAAAATTTATCTCCTATAATAATATCTATAACTATACTATTTTTTGTTTTATCATTAATAATCTGTATTGTTATTTTATTAAACAGCAAGATTTAGCTATAATTTACCTTCTATTTTGAGTTTAGTAATAAGATAATTTTCTATATTACTAATATCTATTGTATTAGGTACTTCTATTAAAGTAATTTTATTATCTTTACACATCCGTCTTTTCATATCATCTCTGTATTTTTGATTTAAAAATGCTTCTTTATTTTTATGAAAATAAGGTACATATTTATAATGTTGAATTCCATTATATTCAACTGCTAAACTCAAGTTATGATCATAACAATCTAATTCTAAATTAAAATTTCCACCAGTTACCGGATTTCTTAAAAAATCAGGACGGCATTTATTAAATGGTTTATTAAATAATTTTTTCAATACACGCCTACATTCAATCTCTCCTTTACTTTCTTTTGGAGGACCATTTTTACGTATTTGTCCGATGCTTTTATCATTATACATATAAGATGCTGACCATGTTCCTTTTTTACCTAGTCTAAATAAAGACATAAATAATATAAGAACAATACTAAATATAAATAATATAAGAAATCCATGACAGTTCCATATTTTTTTACATTTGTCAAACGTATTAAACTTATCAAACATTTATATTTTGTAAATGTTTGAAAAAAAAATTACAACCTATTAAAATCTTTTTATTTTGTATTACTTGTATCAATTTTTCCTCTACAAATAGGACATTCAGACTTATACATAACCCATTCATCTATGCATTCAGTATGTAAAACATGATTACAAGTTAAAAATGTTACATTCTCATCAATTTCAAATTCAGATGTACATATTGCACATTTTTCTTGTACTAAATTAGTAGTAGCTTTTTTACTTTTAATATTCAACTTAATATTAGGTTTTTTTTCTTGTGTTTTATAATGATTTAAACTTTCTTCCATTGCTATATGCATAATACGATCTTCCATTCTACGGTCATGCTCTTCATACATAAAAATTCCCATATAATTTCTATTTTCTTCATAGTGTTCATAGTGTTCATATTCATCATTCTCTTCGTCGTTCTCTTCAATATTTCTTTCTTCTTCATGCACTTCTAAAATTCTGTCATACATATTTTCTAAATACGAATCAATTGTATTATCAATAATTCTATTCATATTATTAAATAATCTAACTTCATTATTTATAGAATTGTTTTCAATTTCATTGCCATTATACCTGTAGATATTTAATATTAAATCCAAAGGATTATTATGCGACATTTATTTAATTATAATATAATTAAATAATTAAATCAATTTAACGATTAAAACATTGGATTATGATTCCATCCTCATGGTATACCTTTATTTTCATAAAGGGTTAGACTGTATCTTAAGCTAACTCGTGTTGATTAGACACTCATTGTTAACCGATGCCCGTGCGGTCGTTGAGGGAATACCGTGTCCTATCTAATTGGATCTTGTCCTATCTAATCGGATTTAGGTATTTTACCCGCGGATTACCCAATCTTTGACGTTATTACGATGCCCGAGGTCATTACCCTGGGTTATACATTTTTTTTCAAAAATGAGGTCGTAGTCAAAGCTTAAGGGAGTTCCCGTCATTGTAAGACATCTTGCCATATAACATAACATAACATAGTTATATGACTAGGTGGTAACACTGTTTATCCTCATTAAAAAGAGGCAGCCACCTGTTAGAACCAGAATGTTTAGTTCTTCAAAACAACTTTTTGCAACATCATCGTGAAATGATTTTCTATCTATAGTTTTTAACATTGTAAAATCTTCTTTTTTACATATATGTTTATATCTTATTAACAGCTGATATAATACATATTGTGTATTTATAAAATTCTTTCTATCAAACCCCGCTTTGTTTTTGAATTTTTTATCATATAAATCTGCTAATATATCAAAATCATTTAATAAACTATCCTGTAAGTGTGAAATATCATCTGGTTTTTTACAAGTCAGTTGATAATGAATTAAATTAACATTTTCATAATGTTTAGTATATTCCAATTCTTTAAGAAAAATATGTATATGTTCTTTTGTTATATTTTTAAAACGAACTTCCTTTTCAGTATTCTCGTCTCCAACTAATAAATGATGTTTTTGTAATTGATCTATTAATTTAATATACACTTGAGGATCAATACTACTATTTTGTTTTCCTTGATATTGATTTATACAATCACGAAAGTGAATTTTACGATCATATGTATATTTAGCAGAAATATTAATACGATCAGTATCTTTGTAATTAGAAGTATGTAAGAAAATTTCTTGCTGTGATCCACATACTAAACAAATGTATATACTTTCATCTAATATATCAAAATTTTTTTTATTTACACAATTGTTACAAATAATATTTGAATCTTTTGTTGGAATTTCTATATTTACATCTGAATATTTTTGAGCTATATATAAATATTTAGATATAACATCATTTTTTTCTTTGCTGTCTATATTTGAACGCCCTATAAATGTTAATTTTACAGGTGTTTGCAAAATTTGTTTATATTTTTCTAACAAATGAGTTGTATCTGCTAAATAAAAATTTATATTATTTATATTTTTTATTTTTTCTAACAAATGAGCTATATTTTTTTCTATAATCTTAATTAATCGAAACTGTAAATTAGGCATTTTTAAAGTTTTTTTTAAATCCAATAGTTTTTCTTGATATTCAACCAGTTTTTCTGATTCTTCTTTAAATGTTTGTTTAATTTTTACATCTATAGATAATATATCTATCTGAGACATATTTCTATTATTTATTGTACCTTTTAAGTATTCATTAAATAATGTTTTATATAGATAAAATAAACATTCATAATACTTAAGAATTTACTATCATTGTAAAAACATAATTTACTATGTATTTATATTTCTATTATATTAGTTAGAACTCTAGGATTGAATTTTTAGTTAAAAACCCTAAATTTATGTTATTCACTGCATCTAATACTTCAATTATTAAATATACAAAAAATAGAATATATTTAATAATAAACAAAAAAAAATTTTCTTGTCTAATATAAAACTATGGCTTCCATTTGTACATCAAACGTAACATCTGGATTTATTGATCTTGCTACATTCGATGAACTTGAAAAATATATGTACGGCGGTCCCGACGCAACTGCTTATTTCGTCCGTGAAACAAGAAAAGCTACTTGGTTCACTCAAGTACCTGTCGTTCTTTCCCGTGCTAGCGGGACTCCCGCTTTTGACACCGAATGGTCTGTTAGCATTTCCAGAGCTGGTGATTATTTGTTAGCTACTTGGCTTCGTTTAACTACTCCAAAAATTTCTCTTGCTTATAACCCTGCATTTAATAATGCGCCAAACGCTATAACTTCTAATAATACAGTTCAGGCAGTTCGTTGGACTAGAAATTTTATGCACAGTATCATACGTGAAGCATGTATTACATTTAACGATTTGGTTGCTGCTAGATTTGATTGCTATCATTTAGATTTTTGGTCAGCTTTTACTGTTCCAGCAAGCAAAAGAAATGCTTATAATAATATGATCGGTAATTTTCCAGAAATGACTGATCCTCAAATTCAAGCTGTCGGTCAAAATCCTACTAATCCTACTAGTTTGACTGGTATAGGATCCACTCTAAAACCACAAACCCTTAATCTTCCACTTCCATTCTTTTATGCTCGTGACAGTGGAGTTGCTCTTCCTACAGCTGCTCTTCCTTATAATGACATGCGTCTTAACTTTTCATTTAGAAGATTGGATGAATTATTAATTGTAGATACTTTCACATATGATCTAAATTATGCTAACTTCGTATATCAAGACAGTCAACCTGGCTCGGAATCTCTGCTAGCCGCTGGAAATAATAATACGTTAACCAATGTACAAGTGTGGGCTAACTATGCTATAGTTTCAAATGATGAACGTAAACGAATGGCTTGTGCTCCCCGTGATATTCTAATTGAACAGGTTCAAACTGCTCCTCGTCAATCGTTTACTCCAACTATGTGCAGATTTGATATCAGATTTTCTCATGCTATTAAAGTTCTTTTTTTCAGTGCTCGTAATACAACAGTATCATCAAGTTGGTCTAATTATACAACTGGACAACCAGTTATAGATTGTAGTTTACCTGCTGCGACCTTATTAGCAACTGGACAGCCTGTTTGTTCAATTGATTATAATTCTCCATCTATGGTTGATCCTATTTTAAATACATCTCTTATTTATGAGAATACTAATCGTCTTTCTGTTATGGGATCTGATTATTTCAGTCTTGTCAATCCTTGGTATAGTGCACCTGCTATACCTCTAGAAACTGGGTATCATCTCTATTCATATTCTCTTGACTTTATTTCTCTTGATCCTATGGGATCTACTAATTATGGTAAACTCACAAATGTTAGTATTGTACCTGAACCTTCACAGGAAGCTAAAGAATATTCTTCGGCTACTTTAGCTGTGTTAACCCCACCCATCTTGATTGCGAGTCTAACCTCACCCCTCTCCGCTAGCGCCAAAAACTATGCTATTGGCCTTCTAGACCCTCAAAGCTGGATGTTTATTGTTACCGCTGTTAACAATAACATCGTTCGTATTTCTGGAGGAGCTCTCGGGTTTCCTGTGTTATAAATGGAATTTTGGAGGGGTGCTATTGGTTATTTTAAAATATTATTAAATATTTTAAAACAAATAAATATATTATAATTTCATAAACAGTTTTACTAAATTATTATAATATATCATGATACATTGTTGTATAAATTAAACTAAAAAGACAAGATATTAATTCTTCTTCATCTAAAGGAAGATTTAGTAACCAAGTACGTACATCACTTCGTTTTCTAGTTATAGGCAAAACATCTAGTAATATTTCATTCAATTCAAGAGTTTTTACTATAATATCAGGTATTGAACTGATAAAGACAGAATGACAACCAGAAATATAATAATTAATAAAATTTATTTTTGTTGGACTTTTTTTAATATATTTATACCAATGTTTAATAATATTTACAGCAATTTTTTGTTTGTTTTTAATTTCGTTTCTCCACTGTTTACAAACTGTTGAATAATTACTATGAGGTGTAAATGAAATAATAATAGATTGAATTTCTGACGGAAG